CTCAAGGTGCTGAAACTCACCGCAGCAGGGGGCAGGCACCCAGAACTTGCGCTGATCCGACTTCATATATTCCGCCTCAATCTTGCTGAAGTCCTTCACCGTTGGCGTAGAAGTCAGCAGCACCTTGCGCCGCGCAAACGTTGTCGTTCTGCGTTCGGCTAGCGCAACTGGATCGCCCTCCCCAGGTATCTCCTGCATAGCGTCCACCTCATCCATGAACAGGTAACGGCAAGGTGCAGAGCGCAGCTGGCTAGGACTATTCGCACCAGTGAGCAGCAGAATCCCACCAGGGAAGTCCTTGGCAAACATTGAGTTAGAGCCATCTCTAGAACGTGCGGGTGCAATTTTTTCTTTGAGCCTTGGCGTGTCCTCAATCAGGCCCTCCAGCCTCTGCTTGGACATCCTCCGGGCCATCTCAATCGTTGGCTGCACAGCGAGTAGAGGCCCAGGGCTGTGATCAATAATCCAAGCCAGCCAGTTCAGGCCAACCTCTGTCTTGCCGCTCTGTGCCGAGAACATCAGCACGACACGTTGCACACTGCTCTCACTGCTCAGGTCACGCATCACCTGACGCAGGTAAGGCGTGCGATCAGTGCGCCATGGCCCAGGTTCCGCACTCGCTTTGCTACTCAGCCGCCTATATCGATCACTCCACTCATCAACAGTCAGCGGCTCCTCTGGTCGGAGCCCGTCTAAGAAACCTTCACGCCAGGGGTTCATGCGACTTTCGCAATCTCCATCAGGCACTGCCGGTGCTCAGTCGTCAGCACCCGATGAATGACAGCAGGATCGCTTTCACCCGCCAGCTCATTGCTCAAACGATCAGCAAGATTCGCCAGCTGCTCACGAATAGAACGCCCCAGCTGAAAGCTCTCCTTCTTTACCTGCTCAGCAGGCACCAACTCCTCCATCTGAGTCGCCGCCGTGATCTTGGCAATCTCTGCGTTGTAGTGCTCTTTGCGTGCGCGGCTTGTGTAGAAGTCCGGCACATCCTCCTCCTCGACGTAAGTCACCTGCCGCCGCACTTCTTTCTTCGCAGCCTCAAGAGGTGTCGGCTCTTTCTTGGGCTTCTCAGGCATCTGCGCAGCACTTGGCCGCTCAGTAACGCCCCAAATCCGCAGGCCTTTCTCCAGATCGATCTTCGGGTTGACGTTTCCTGTGTCAACCAAAGCGCCATCCAAGCGACCCTGTGCAATGGCCTTAGATACCGCTTGACGACTGCAACCTGCCGCAACCGCAAACTTTGCTCCAGTGACTAACTCAGCCATATGGTTGACACTTTCGGCTGAGCCTAGCTTAGCTTTTGTCAACCAGTTGACGTTCCGCTCGCTACATAATGCGCGAGCCTTCGGATGACCCGTATGGTTTTGCGCTAGAAGGACCCGCGTTTTAGCTCAGCTGCCACGTTGCGGGCTAGACGGTCTCGTAGGTAGAGGCCAAAGGTGGTTTGGATTTTGGCCATTGCTTGCTGCCTGGCTGGGAAGATTGCTTGATAGCTGGGAGCTGCAGTTTCTAAGAAGAACAGTGGCCTGATTGTGTAACCACGTTCACGTCTGTAGACACCTGCCTGCCTGTTGCCGCCTTTAGGAGTGCCCACGAAGATGTTCGAGCCTGAGCGGCTGCCAGTGCCAAAGCTGTTGATGATCTTGTTGAGGTTTGACTTGCTGATGTTCCCGTAACGATCCCGCTTTTGAAAACGGGTAGGGACAAAGAAAGATCCAATGGGTACAGATTTATCTGATGCATTAGCAGCAAAGACAATCTCGTATGGCTTGGGCGCACGCTTGCCGCCATCGATGTTGCCCATGAGGTAGCGCGTGCGATCCCAGCCCTTCTCTCCGCCATCCTTGCCAAGGAACTTTGTCTTAGGCCTTATCTCGATGACAAGGCTGCGCTTCTTAGCTGTGGTGGCAAAGAAGCCTGTCTGTGTTTGCGGCTTAGGCTGGTCAAGGTAACGCCTTGATGCGCCAGCCAATGCGTTGAGGGCTGACTTCTGCTTAGAGCCAGGGATAGCGGCTAAGCCTTTGACGCTGGCGTTCATTGCCTGAGAGATGCTGAACGGCAGCTGCTTGGTGTGCAGGTCAGTCCACTTGATGGCTTTAGGCAGCTCAGACTTGATGTCCAGTTGTATTGCCATTAGCTGCCTGGGCTTTAACCCAGTATTGCTGCAGCTGATTAACTTTGGGCGGCACCAGGTGATGTGAACTCACAACGCCTACGAAGGCTCCTGGACCGTCCCCAATCTGAATCCGAATACAACCGTCGTCCAAGGTCCTGAGCTTGGCTGCGGGCATAGGCGTCTCTGAGTGCGGCTTCATAGGACAAGAACGCTCGTAATTCATTGTGCCGCTGCTGTTCGCGCAGTCGATCGTCAGTCATTTGAGTTCAATCAAATCGGCACGTTTGAGAGCGTCCATAATGCCCTCATAGACGACCTGTTCTGTTTCGGAGTCGGCTTCTAGGCGATAGCGATCAAGCCACTCGTGAATGGCGTCCCACGCGAGTAGAGCGCCCTCCTGTGGGTCGATGTAGCTGTCAGCGAGCTTCATGCAATTTGTGCAGTAGATGCCCCTTGCCTGTGCTACTGGACAGGTACATGAGGCGGTAACAACCAGGCACCTGCTCTTGTCTCAGGGCCGAGAAACCGTGGCGCAATATACGGCTTGGGCCTGCACACACTATGGTCGACCATGTGCAGGATGTCAACCCTCAGCAGCCAGCGCACAGATAACCGTGCAGATGATGCCCTCAAGCTTGCTGGCAGGAACACAGCTGTATTGACGCAGGACAGCAGCCATCGCGCGGTCAATCGAATCACGGCCTTGGGAAACAACAACAGGCTTGTAGTCCTTAACTGGGCCAACCGAGTCAAGTTCAGACAGCAGCAGTTTCCTCATAAGGTCCTGGCGGCTCATGTCGCGCTTGATGGCCTCGTGCGTGAGGTATTCACGCTCAGACTCAGTCATGCGCACGTCAACGCGCACGGGCAGGGCTCGGGTTGCTTCAGGCATCAGAAATCAAAAGGATCAGATTGAACAGGTGCATGAGCCTCAGGGGCTTTTCCTACATCCCCCAAGGGGGGTGCCCCAAAGGGGCTGGATTGACAAGGCCGCACGTCTAAGTCCCAACGCAGGCTGCCGACGGTGACGTTAGGGCTGCCGAGCTTGGCGACTCGTACAGCGTGCAAATCAGAAGCATCTGAAACAACCCAGCCGTTGTTCCAGTCGCCGTTCCTATGCAGCTCAACAGGAGTTCCAGGCATGGGGGGTTTAACCCCCTCAACAGAGGTGCCAGGGGTATTGGGTAAATAAGGGGAATAAGGGGAATAACCCTCTATTTCATGTGACGCGCGCGAGGTTGTTCCCCTTGTTTCCCTTGTTCCCCCTGTTTCCCCGGATGCTTCATTTGGAACCCAAAGAAGCTCAGGGCGACCACCTGCGACGAGAGGATCAAGCTTCCCTTCCTGCCGAACAAGGGACTTTTTCTCTAATGCACGTAGCGCCCTGTTGACCTTGCTCAGGTTGCAGTTACCGACGTTCTGCAGCTCCTTAGACGTGACGGGAAACTGCCCGAGCACCCACCGCTCACAGATGTAATCAAAGATGTCTGCTTGCCGGCCCTGCAGCTCGTCGACGGCCTCTTGCATCGCCTCAGCAGCCAAGACGCTCTCACCGTCGCCGTGGTGAATCCAGCCGTCGTCCTGTAGCTCAATCAGCAGTGTTGTGCCCTTGGCTCTGCCCTGCGTCTTAACGACAACGCGGTGATCGCTCTGCGTCTGCCCCTCAGCTGGCTGCTTAAACCAGTTCATCAGGATTGTCAGGCTGGCCGCAGCCGGCAAGGCATTGCTGCCTCTACTGGCCTGCGTGGCATTACCACCGCTCACGCTCTTGTTCGTGTGGTGGATCATCGCCAGCGTGGCCTTGTAAGGGGCCAGGGCCTCGGCAAGCTTGCGGGCTGGGCCGTCAAAACTACTCGCGGCTTCCTCTAGGCCAAGAACAGCGCAACAAGCGTGATAGCTGTCGAGCAAGAACAGTGACCCAGGGTTTTCCCTGGCGATTTCCCCAAGGTGTGAGATACCTTCGTCAGTGAGATGCAGGGGTGCTCCCGTATGCCAAAGCATCTCCACCGGGCCAGCCAGCTCCCCATCGCTTGTGACAAGCCCTTCCCTCTTAAACAACGTGAACCAGTCGCTTTCAGGCTGGTCAGTGCCGACGATGTAGACCTTCGGGCAAACGCCATGAAGACGCTGGCCTAAATAGGTCTCTTCTCCGTGATGCCATGCGCTGATCATCCCGACCATCAAGGCTGACTTGCCGACCTTTGGCGGCGCGACAAGCAGATTGAACGTGCCGGACATGATGACGCCCTCCCACGCCCAGGGCACAGAAGAGGTGTCGAGCTTCTGCCCTTTGCGCCTTGGTTCTGAGACGCCAGCGATTGCACCGGCAGCCCTGCTAAGCAGCAGCGCAGCAGTGCGCTCATTCAGAGGAAAGCCAACTTCATCGGCATACAGCCGCAGAAGCTGAGAACGCTTGAGAGCATCTTCCTCATTACAAAGGACGGTGTTTGCGTATTGGTCGAGCTTGCTTAGAAGCTCTTTGTGGTCCTTGAGGCTTTCGGGAAGTATCCCTGAGCTGCTTGAGTCGTTCGGTGTAGTGACCATTCTTGGCCTTGCTTGGAGAGAAGTAATCAGCGGGTGTGTAGACCCCAAGCCTTTCAAGTTCGCGGAATGCCGCTAACTCATCGCTGCATTTGTAGGGGTGTTGTTCATCCCAAGCATCCAGTGCGCGATCAGATCGCTCTTTCTGCAATTTGCTGTATAGGCCCAACAAGGCTGACTCGTCGTTGTATTCAGCGGGGAGTGAGTAAGGGTTCCATTGGAGCAAGTCAAAAGCACGCTCCTCAGCATCAGGATTAGTCACGCGCAAGCGGCTCAGGCTCTGATGCGATGGCTCTTTGCAGAAGCAGGTTGACCCAGCTAGTGCGGTTCACGCCGATGGG